GTATGATTCTCTGTAGTTTTTAACGATCCAGTATCCATAAACTTTTGCAACTCCATAAGGTGAACGAGGATAAAAAGGTGTGGTTTCTGATTGTGGAATTTCTTGAACCTTACCAAACATTTCAGAAGTAGATGCTTGATAGATTCTAGTTTTCTTCTCCATTCCCAAAAGACGAACTGCTTCAAGAATACGAAGAGTTCCAAGACCATCAACCATACCCGTATATTCTGGCATTTCAAAAGAAACTTTTACGTGACTTTGAGCGCCAAGATTATATATTTCATCTGGTTGAACTAGTTGGATTACACGGACAAGATTAGTACTATCAGTAAGATCACCATAATGCAGTCGAATCCTGTCATAGATATGATCAATTCTACGGGTATTAATTAAAGAACTTCTCCTAACAATTCCATGAACATCATAACCTTTTTCAAGAAGAAGTTCTGCAAGGTAAGATCCATCTTGACCAGTAATTCCTGTAATTAATGCAATTTTCATTTAACAAATAATAAATTTTCAACAACAATAAAATCTAATTCTGTGGTTTCAAGAACGTCAAATGCATCTTTAACTGATGTCAAAATTGGTTTACCCTTAATATTGAAAGAAGTATTCATAATAACCGCAACATGACCTCTTGCATTTAATTCAGTAAGTATATCATAAAATAACTTATGCTGACCTTTTCTTACAGTTTGTAATCTAGCAGTCCCATCAACGTGAGTAATTGAAGGTAAAACACTTCTATGCTCTTCCTTTACACTTGGAGCATAACTCATATACTCCGATGGAAAGGCATCATCGAAATAAAGATCCATGTCTTCCTCTCTACAGACTGGAGCAAAGGGTCTGAACCATTCTCTAAATTTAACTTTAGCATTCAATACATCTTTCATATCGGCAATAGAAGGATCACAAATAATACTCCTGTTACCCAATGCTCTAGGACCAACTTCAGAATAACCTTGAATGATTCCTCCTATTTTCCCATCCTTAATTAAATCAACTATCTTTTCAGTTGTAGAGATAGAGACTTTTCCTTCTTTATTATATAATTCAAAATAATCAATTATCTTATCCCTATCCATAATATCAATTCCACAATATGGGGATGGATCACAAAACTCAGTTTGATAGGAAACGCTGTGACCAAAAGAAAGTCCACAGTCTCCAGGATATGGGGGTATATAAAGTTTTAAACCTTTATCGTTAAGATACTTTGCTAGTTTTTGATTGAAAAGAACATTTAATGCACACCCACCAGAAAAAACAACATCTAAGTTATACTGATCAATATATGGTTCGATAAAAGAAAAACAAAGTTCTTCAAAAACATATTGATTTGTTGCAGCTAAATCATAACTTTCCTTTCCACTAAAACAATTCTCAAAAAGTTCTACTCCCATTTCACTGGACATTTTATCCTGAAGAGGATCATAATGACTCCAATGATCTATTGGATGATTTTTATAAAAATTACTTATTGGTTCTATCCACTCAGGTCTAACCTCACCATAAGCAGCCAGTCCCATCATTTTACCAGCATAAGTTAATGCACATTTATCGGATTGTCCAATTTCATTAACTTCCTTATTGATTTCCTCAACATAATACCCAAAGGATCCATATATGCCGGGATTAAAAACAAATCTATCAGGAACTTGACTATTGGTATGAATAATAGTTTCACTTATACCATTTGTAAATTTGTAAATACTATAACTTCTTAATGTTAGATCCGATTCTGTTTGGTAGTCCATACCACCACCATCGAGAGAAATAGCTAAAGCATTTTCAAATCCACTTTGAAAATATGCTCCAGAACAATGAGACATATGATGTCCCATATGAAACATTTGAGACTTTGGAAAATGACTGCGAACAAACTGAACATCAGCAGGATCTAATTCGCTATAAAGAATAACTTCAGGTTCTTCTTTTAAATGAGTTTTAATATAATTTAAAAATGAATTTCTAATTTCTTCATTAGTACCAATACTTGTACCATCTGCTTCTTGTTTGAAAATACCAAATCTCTTATTACAAAATCTTTCATATTCAAAGATTCTTATTTGATCATTTTTATCTAAAAATGTTACGGAGGCATCATGGCATCCATTTATTGCCAAAACTTTCCCATTCATAAACTCAGTTTTCTATTAACATTTAGTATATATTATACTAAAAAAGGTGGGTTTATACAACCCACCTCTGTAACTCAGGCTCGCCACCAATTTTTTAACTGGAAATTGGAAACCAGGCGGGAGTATACCTCCATCCGCACCAGTTGGCATATTTAGAGACCCTTACCAACGGGGTCAAAATGGGTCATTGACTCCACCACTTATTTTTAGGAAAAAATAAGAAACCAAAGTATTAATAATCTCTATTGCAAAATAGTAGACCGGTACTTTCTAGATAACTAGATCCATCTCCCCTAGCGATTTCTTTAATTCTTTTAGTGTCTTCATTTAAAAGATGACAATTATTTTGTATCATTAAATCAATCCAATATTCATCTGGTTGACAATTTACATGATGATGACCATATTGACCAGGAACTGCGTGAGTCATACAAATATAATGACCAGACTTGAATGTATCTATTAAATTCTGAACATACTCAGGAGAAATATGCTCCACAACTTCCTGGCAATGCACTAGATCAACTCTGGTTTTAAATGGACCCAAATTAATGTCCCATTGAACAGTAGGATAGATTGAGTGATGTACATTCGAGTATAATCCATCCATTGCAATAGATCTAACATTTCTCTTTGAGAAGTATTCTGCACAATGTCCAATACCACTTCCAACGTCCAACATAGATTTAATACAAAATCTATCAATTAAATAAGACCAAACACCTGGAGTATAAGTATAAGGATCTCCTTCAATACAATTTCCACCTAAGTGTTTAAATTCATTGAATTGAATTCCATCATAAGTCATTTTTTTAATTTTTTAGAAGTTGAAAAAGTTTGGATATTTCAGATATACCAAAGAAAGCACATAGAAATAGTATATCCCAAAGTTTAAGTTTAATTGCAAAAGGTACTGTGAGTAATCCTCCAATAACTTTTAACATTAAACCATATTTAAAATCTCCCCATAACATAGTTTGATAACCAATAATGAGAAGAAGATTTCCAAGATATCGTAAGATACTTGTTTTTGACATTAGGGGTTGCTCCCGACCAGGGCTAGTTTTAAGTCATACCGAGACTATTTAACTATTTAATCGTCATCTCCCACATAACAAGGCACTCTATCAGGATCTAACCATTTCGCATACTCAATGTCTTCCATAGCAGTAGTGCATTGAAGACCATTATCAAAGAGATAGATGTCGTTCCAGCGTTTGGTGTATTCATTTTGTTTTTGTAAACGATAATCGGGTTTATCGTTTATTTCAAGAATACCCGCTTCAATAAAGCGATATCCTTCTCGTTCCAAAAGAACTTTCGTCATGCAACTTCAACTGATTCAAGATCGGCAAGAACATATTCCATAAGCATTTCATAATCATCCAGAGGATCACCAGAGAACACTACACCTTCGTTTTCATAGTAGCGGCGGACCTTTTTGTAGAGTTTCGGATTCTTTACATCAAGGTAGAAATCGCCATTTGCTGCACCGCGAAGGGTTTGAACGTCTTTCTTGAATTTTGCTGTGAGAGTCATTGTTTTGATTGTTGACCTTGTTATTATAGAGTGTTGATATTTGAAAGTCAAGTAGGACGCTTTTGTAAGTGTCCAGTGCTCCTTGAGGGGATCGAACCCACCTGAGATCGATTATGAGTCGATTGCTTTCACCAGATAGCTAAAGGAGCAAAGTAGGGATGCCTGGACTTGAACCAGGATGACTCCGTTATAAGCAGAGCGCATTGACCTTTATGCGACACCCCCTTAAGACCAAATCATTATAGGAGATTCGGAACCCTTCGTCAAGACCCTTCTTCGTGGTCTGTATGGATTTTAACTATCTCTTCAAAATCCACATTCTTATCTTCGCATATACTTATCACTTCTTTATAAGGAACTATTACAGCGTTTCCGTGCTCGCTTGTAATGATGAACGATTCTCCATTTTCTACCCTATTCATTAGGGTATCAAAATCTGTCTGAAACTCTTCGATTGTAAGTGTTTGAAGTTCGTTAAGTTCTTGATTCATTTTCATAAAGTGATTTTATGAGTCGGGGTGACTGGGATCGAACCAGTGTCTTCTTGCTCCCAAAGCAAGCCGTCTACCGCTGACTTACACCCCGTAGTACCGTTATTTAGTTCGGTGTATATGCATTATACCCAATGCTGGAGCGACTGTCAAGCCACATCCAATAATGAACAGACCTATTGGACTAGTTAATATAGTCTCTACAATATGAAAAATCATTGTGGATATGCGTGATTAAGTGCCCAAATAATTAACAATCCTATGATACCAAAGATTGTAAGTGCTGTATAAATTCTTTCATTCATCGTCTTCGTCCTCGTAACTAGAAGGTTCCTCAAATAACTCATTCATTTTTTGTTCTAGAACTCTTTTTAGTAGTTCCTCTAAATCTTCCTCTGTCATTTGTCCTTTAATAGTTCTTCTATCCTTTTACGCATATTGTTGCTGTCTTGTTTCATATAATCACGAAGAGAATATCCACGTTGTCCTCTTAAGATACAAGTTCCTTGGTAGAACATTGTAGCAGAAAAGACTAATAGAAAAACTATACCTATTAGTTCAAAGTGATTTTGAGCCATGGCAATAAAGGTGGAATGACGCCAATCAGTCTCAGTAGTCCCTCAGCAAATAAAGCAAGAACCACCCAACCGACGCACATACTAATGATAGAAGCATTACGGTTGTGTCTTCTGATAGCAGCATCAATCATCTCCTGAACTTCAGAACGTGTAATAAATTCTTCTTGTTCGTGCATCATTTCTCATCTCCAAGAAATTTTGCCAGAGGATCGACTCTTGTTTTTACAATTTCAACTGCTCTCTTGTAAAACATATTATCAGTATTACCAGAAGTCTCAAATGTTTCTTTGATCTTCACCCAATTATTGTAGGTGTGTTGATCCATTTTTTTGATTCGTAGTACTACTATATAATAGTTACTGAACTTTCATCGTCAACGATTTGTGTTCAATACGTAACACTGTTGAAGAGATTATTAAGTTTTTAATGCTTCTTAACGGAAAGGGTGGGATTCGAACCCACGGATGCTTTCACATCGCTAGTTTTCAAGACTAGAGCCTTCAACCACTCGACCACCTTTCCAGTATTAAGTCCTCAACGGACTTCAAAATCAAGTCGTCTCACTTTACGTTGACGACGTGCTTCTTGCCAAGCAATATCTTGAGAGGAGAACGCACTTTTATTTTGATTTTCTTTTAAGGAGTTTAACATAACAACTTGAGATAAGTCAAGTGCTGAAATCTTATCTCCACGAATAGTTGCCATATTTGAGCAACCACACGATATTGTTTTTGTTGGATGACCTTCCAACTCCCTATTACAGGAGCGGCATCTGATTTTTAAGTTTTCCATAATTCTGATTATTCTTCAGTTGTTTCTTCCTCTATTTCTTCAATAACTTCTTCAACGATTTCTTCTTCTACTTTTTCTTGAACTTTCTTTGATGTAGTATCTGAAAATGAACGGAGCATCCAAACAAACTTGCCGTGAGACTCCATTAAATCTTGAACTAGATTTGCTGTAGCATATGACTTCTGTGCTTCCGCTTCCTCAGATATTTTAGTCATTATATCACAAAAATCAATATTTGACTGAAGAAGGTCAGAAATCATACCTTCAGCATTCGCAGAACTTGATGCTTCTTTAACTTTAGAAACCTCAAGAACACGATTTAAACTACTTAAAGGTTTTACATTCAAGTATCTCATATGCTCTGAGAGTCTATCAATCTCTTCAAACATAGTCTCATATTGACCGCCAAAAAGAGTATGAAGTTGCTGGAAATCATTTCCAACTACATTCCAATGATAGACCCAAGTTTTATGAAATAGAACAAAAAGTGATGCCTGAGCATCACTTAAGAGTTTAAACAGTTTTTCCATTATACTCTTTTTATTTGTATTTATCAAGT